ATAAATTCTTCTTTTTGTTCTTTCGTAAGATCTTTTGCAATTTTTACAGGCACTTCTTTCAATCCTGCTTCAATACAAGCCTTATACCTCATATTACCACCTAATATTATATTATTTTCATCTATAACAATAGGCCTTAATTCTAGCATTTCCGGAAATTCTTTTATGCTTTTTACAAGTTTTTTAAATTTATCCTCTTTTATAATTCTAGGATTGTCTTTATTTGGTTTTAATTCATTTATTTTTAATTTCATATTTTTTTTATTTTAATCAAAAGGTTCGTTAATTCCACGTTCACCTACTAATTTTTCTTTTGCACCTGCCCATAGTTTATCACGTTTATTTTTTAAAGTTGGTTCAGTTCTAATTAAGTTAGGCATACCTTCTGCTGCTTCGCTTTCCATATATTTACCACAACTACATAATGCCTCTTTAGCAACCCAATTGCCATCTCTTAAAACAATAGTTGCTTTTAAAATTTCTTTTTCTTCTTTACAATATTTACATTTATACAACGCCATTTATTTTGTCTAATTCAAATTCTAAATGATTTATTGCTTTTATTATGTCCTGTATAGGTGACTTGTGTTTTCTGTCTGATCTTAGTAAATAACTTACTGCTGTACCTACGTTATAACTTAGTTCGTAATCTTCTACAACTTTACGTGCTTCATAACCATATTTTTTTCCTATATAATATTCTGGTATTTTATTCATTTTTATTAATTTTTTGTTCATCATTTAAATACATATTTTTATATATTTCATTTATTCTATAACCTTTTACGTACCCTTGAATCCAACCAATAAACCAACTGATAACAGATACCATAAAAATTATTAAATATTTCATTATTTCTTTTTTTTAAGTTTATAAATTAAGTAGGTCGTAATAGGTGTTCCAAATATAATAGTAATTAAGCTAGGGTGTGGTTCACCACAAACTCCTATAAAGTGTTTTAAAAATTCAAGCATATTTATTATATAGTTTTTTCATACTATCAAATATACTAGCTAAACAAGAACCACAACTTGTACCACTACTATAGTTTGTTGCGTGTATAGTGTTATATATTTCTATCATTCTTTTTTTTGTTTTCTGGTCTTTTGCCCTACCTTTTTTTATATACTGCCAAATGTCTAAGACTTCTTTTATTATTTCTTCTGGTAAATCGTCAGGTGTTTCTATTTCAGTTGTTTTATTCCAATACTTTTCAGGACAAGCCATCGGTGCTAAACGTGCTTTTATTTTCATAAAACATAAACATCTTTTACATTGTCCTGTAGGTTTAAAGTAATAAACACAATTTTTACATATTTTTATTCTGTCTTTATATATTTCATTAGGCACAAAAAATCTATTCATCAACTAATTCTTCTTTTATTATATTTCGTACCTTATCTATTGTTGTAAATAAACTATTCCTACTTATTTTGGTTTTTTCTGCTAAACTATCTAATGTGTTACCTTCATAGTAATACAATTTAAATATTTGTTTGTCATACCAGGTTTGTTTATCCAACACTTTGTCAACATCTTCTAATTTTTCCCACTGATAATCAGTATTTATTTTTTCTGGCATATTATAAATACTTTTATGATAGTTGTTTTGTGTTGTTGATGATTTATAATTAATACCTACTAAGTTTGTGTAATACTTTTTATACTTATAGTAAAATGGACTTCTTGGGCTGGTGATTGCTCTTTTTAAAACAATAGCCCCATATTTTGTAACACCTTCAATACCATCTTTTTCATATATTGTTTTTAAAGTTGTAGTGTTCATTTGCATAAAGTATAGCATTAACTCTTGTACAGCGTCATCTATTACCTCTTTGTCTTTTGTTAGACCGTAACACATAGTCCTAAATTTGCTACTTAGCTTTGATATTTCTATATATATTTTATTCATTAGTAGGCTGTAGTGTTTCAATTTTTTCGACATAATCTTGTACAAGTTCGCTTACTAAAACCCTATAAGATCTAACTGCCTTTTCGTTTCTTTTAGTTTCTATTGCAGCTAAATAACCACTTGCCATAACAGAAACATTAATTGGTAATATCATTAACCAATCCCAATAGTTATTACCTTTTGCTGTTTTTCCGTAATTATTATGATAGTCAATTATTACATCTAATACATCTGTAAAGTTTTTGTATCTTGTTTCATTAGAAACGTCACGTACAAATTCTTTTACCATTGTAATATATGCTTCAGAAATTACTTTATGTTGTTGACTTGCATATATTGGTTTTCTCATAGTCCAAATATAAAAAAAAAATTACTCTATACTTTTTTCTTTTTTTAAGTTATTAACAATAGCTTTGTAATACCGTATGTTTTCTTCATAGTCAACTCTTGATAACTTAATTGTTGTATGCGCTAAAAATTCTAATTCGTTTGATGTGCCTTCACCATATTTTGCATTTAAATTCATTCCAAACTTCCACTGTTCGCCTTGTTTAAACATATTACATTTTACGCACTGTACTTGACAATTTTGTTCATTCCATCTGGTACTGTGGTGTCTTCTACTTTGAAAATGGCCGCATTGTAGTTTTTTATAATGATTAATTTTACCACAAGTAAAACACTGTGCCACACCTTCTTCTGTTGCATTTCTTAGTCTAATGTATAAAGAAAACCACTTGTCAAGTTCTTTTTTTAATTTACTGACTGTTTTTTTCATATCCTAATTCTTCTCGCCATTTTTCTTGCATTATTCCTTTACGTTTATAATAAACCTTTCCTCTAAGATCTTTTTTTTCCTCTTGCAACTTTGCTCTCATTCTACGTATGGTCTCTGCATTTGTTACATTACTTTGAGAATATAATTTAAGAAAATCGTAAGCACTTGCAGTTTTAGGATCAAGACCTAAATACTCTAATTCTCTGAACCAATATGTTGCTATTAGTTTATTATCACTATCTTTTAAATGTGGTGATTTAATAAGTAGTTTTTCTATTTCTATTTTTGTTTTCATTCTAAAAGTTTTTGTGGTTCATAATATAATACTTGTTCTGGTTTTTTTCCTAATGTATGCACTTCATAATATGCATTGTCTATTGTTTTTTTATGTGCGTAAACCCATTTGTAAAAAGTCCTAATATTTAAAAATGGCTCGTCTTTACCAAATCTTACACCTATTTTAAATGCTTGTATTATTTGTTTGAATGTTAATCTATTAAACCTTTTTTCTGTAATTAAATCTTCTGAAAATATTTTAGATAATGCTGCAAGGGTTTTCGCATCTGTTTTATGTCCTATTTCTACAGATGTTTTTACCAATAGATCTAATACTTTATTTGATAACTCATTAATGTTTTCTTGTTTTAATAATTTCATAATAGTTTTTTTGCTTCTAAATAGGCACTTAATTGTGAATCAAGTTTAGATGTTTTGGGTTTTTCTTTAGATCTTCTCTCCCAAGTTCTGACTGCTGCTTTCCAATCTTTCATTTTATTTTTACCAATATACCAATTTTTAGACTCATAAAAATCATAAAATTCTGCTGCCTGTACACTACTATTTCTGTCAACACAATATAAAACTATTTCATCAATAGTTGGCTTTTTAAAACGCTTATTACTATATGTAATATTATTATTAGTTATGTTTACATTAGTATTATCTGTAAAAATATTTTTACTAGGGTTGTTTATCAAAGTTATATACCTTGTTAAAATTTCTTTACTACCCTCTTTATATATAACAGATCTTTTGATGTAGTTTCTATTTTCTAATAATTTAAGCCAATTTTGCACAGACACTCTACTAACTTCATATAGATTTGCAAAATACTTTGTAGAAGCGTTACACTTGCCATTCATATTGCAAAGTGATGTTATTTCTGCATATAATAATTTAGCATTTGGTGTAAGTTTTTTATCGTATCTGACTGTAGCAGGAATGACTGAATAATAATTCGGTTTATTCATTATATAATTTCTATTTCGTATTTATAATTTTTTAGTGCTAATTTAATATTTTTCATTTGATTTGAAAATTCAAAATAACTTGTTTTTATCTCAACCACTACCTTACCAGATTTAACTTGTATTATTGCCTCTTGTTTTTTATTTTCAGAAACACCGTTTGCAAGTAAATATTTTTTCATATGTGATTTAGTAATAAAAACTTCTTGTTCATCTTGTGTTTTTTTGTATGCTTTATAAACTTTATTAAACACATTACGATATTCCTCCCACGTATAGTTGTTTTGGTGTGTTCTTTCATAATGATATATTGATGTTCTATCTCTTTGCAAAACATCTGCAATAATATTATGATGTATTTCTTCTTCTTTTCTACCAATAACACTTGCAACCATTCTAGGTATTTGTAATGTATGCACTCTGCTTTTAAAGGCTAGTGATCCTTTTTGCAACCCCATTACATCTGTAGTGAGGTCGCAAATTTCTATAAAATTATCTTTTGCTGTCATAATTAAAAAGGTAAATCATTATTATTTTCTTCTTGATTTATAAAGGCTTTTTCTGTTTTATTAAGTTCTTGTGAAGCAAAGAAATAACCATCTATTTGATTGTACCACCTACCATTGTATTCTCTTGAATAAATATTGCATAATATAGATACTTTATCGCCTACATTTAACTTGTCAAGCTGATTAATTTTATCTTGACCAAAAGCATTAATACAAACATCTTTATTATATTCATTATTTGTTTCTACGATAAAAGATTGTTTTTTCCATTCTTTTCCGTTTTTGCTAGTACCTTGTTCTAGATCTAGTTTTTTAATTAGTTTTCCTGTAATTTCCATTTTTTATTTATTTATTTAATTAGTAAAAAAGATAGTGAAGTGGAATTAATAATGCCACAAAATATAACCGCTCAATTATAAAATTATAATTATTTAACCACTTCACCATCTGTATTAGTTTTGTTTAAATTCTTCTGCTTCATCTTCACCGAATACACCAAGTTCGTAAAAGCCAGTGAGTTTTAATACTGCTCTTGACAATGCTCTTTTTTCTGCCATCTCTAAAACATACCAAGTGTTAGTGTTACCGTCTTTAAATGTATTACCTTTTAATGCAGAGCCAAATGTTTCAATAGTAATATCACCTTTTTTTGCTATAGCTTTAACACCTGCAAAATTAGGTTCGCATTTTACAACTTCAAACCATATTGTGATATTTTCTATTGCTTGTATTTTTTCAATACCACTTCTTGTTATAATAATGTAATGTTGGTGTTTAAATACATCTTGCTTAGTGAGTTCATATTTGATGTATTTTTCTTTTAGTTTTTCTGTTTTCATATTTTTTTTTGAGTGTGTTAAAATAATAATTTAATTTAAAAATTTAATATTATACAAGGTTTATCTGCATCCATACCGCATTCTAAAGGTATAGTCATTGTATAATCTTCTAACTGATCCCAGTCTTGTATGTCTTGATATTGGTCGCAAGTGTAATTGACTTTAAATTCGTTAAGATCTTCATATTCCGTATATTCACAACACAAAGCGATAGGATCAAACTCTATCTGCTCACCTGTACTTTCTTCGTACTCTTCAAGATAATCAAATAGTGCTTTTCTTCCTTCATAACTAAAATTATTAGGTCTGTGTTCTTCAAACCATCTACTAAATTCGTAAAAATTTATTGTTGTTTTCATTTTTCTTTTATGTATTTAATTAGTTGTTCTTTTATATATTCAATATTTTCTGTATCAATCCATTCTAAAAAATTAAATGCATCAAAACAAATCGTAAAATCTTTTCCCCATTCATCTTTACCTCTTATATAAATTTCATTATCTACACATTGAAAAGTATTAATTTCGTGTAGTCTTTTATGTATTTCTTCTTCTTTTTCTTCATTATCTAATGCATATTCGGCATCTACTTCTTCTTTAGTAGGAAAAGATGTTTGTGCAAATATGCTGTTTAAAATAGGTTTTTCCATTAGTGTATGTTTATGATTAATAATTCTTTGTTGTTATCTAAATACATATTACCATATTTTTTTAGTCGATCTGCTATAACCAAATTGTCTTTTGCATTATACCAGGGTACAGTAGTGTCTGTTTCAACTGCAAATGTGTAACATTCGTCAATCATACAACCTTTTTCTTCTAATATAGTAATGTATTTGTCAATTTGTTCTTTAGTTCCATATAGTCGCATTTCTTGTGGTACTTCTACAATGTCAGTGTAGATAAGGTTACTGTAACCGTGTTGTTTTTGGTTAAGGTTATAAATACCATTTTTACAAAATACGTAGTCTTCACATATTATATCCATTGTTTTATGATTTTAAGTGTTAATAATAAAAGTGCTGAGGTTACTAAAGTTGTAATACATAAAATAGTAAATGTGTCATAATATTTTTTAGGTACAACTTTTATTGCATAGTCTTTAAAATAATTAATATATTTTCCGTTACCTTTATATTTAAAGAATTGGTTTAATTCTTCTGAATTAAGCACCTGTGATAATCTGGTACTTCTGTTAGTGACTTTGAATAGTGTTTTCATTATGTTTTTTGTTTAATTATGGTGTAAATATATACAATAATGTAATTATTAACAGAATTTTAAACAAAACTTTAAACAGAAGTTGTTAACAATTCAGGTTTTAATAAAGAATATGTAAATTAATTAAAGAGATATTAACAATACTAATACTATTATTAATATATAAAGTATATAAACGTTTTTAGGAGTGTTTTTCTCCATTATAAAGGCATTAAAAGATTTATAGGTAATGTACCATTGTTTAATACAACAGAACAACCAATCGCTTGTTTTTTAAAGTTTTTAGCGTAAGCTGCTGCATACGTGGTACAATCAACACCACAACCGACTTGCATACCAAAAATTTTATATCTTTTACCTACAAACCATTTGCAATAAGCCTCTGTGTGTGTGTGACCACAAACACTTGACATTAAATTATTTTTTGATTTAGTTTGAGCTTGTCCACCTTCTCCGTGTTCATATAAGACGTCATCATATACTATTGACTCAACCCAATTCCAACCAGGAGTACCTAAAACTTCGTTATATGTTTTTAGCCAAGCCTTTGGAATACCACCAGAAAAACTTTTTCTTGCAGCCATTCTATCGTGGTTTCCTATACAAACATCTGCATTTGGAAATGTATTATGCCAATTTTGCACTTTTTTAATTGTAAGATCTAACTCATAACCTGCTGACATTCCATCAGGATCAGGTTCGTGGTATGAAAATGCGTGATTATCTAAAATATCGCCAATAAAAATAACGTGGTTACAATTATAAGTTTTGTATTGTTCTTGACAAAATTCTAAATATCCATCAAGACAAAAAGGTTCGTGCAAGTCACCAACAACTAGGACATTCCTAGTGTCGGTTTCTCGCATTTTTTTTAGTGCCACTATTTCGTGTGGCTTCAATCTGTATCTATTATTTTGCTGATTTTCCAAAATCTGCTGCTGATTGACCAATTAACATAGCTAATAAAGACCACCATATTTTAGATACTGAGTCCTCGTCAACACCTAAGTAATTAGCAATCATAGGTATAACTATTGAAGAAATACCTAGCCATACCTTCTTTGAAGAAAGTAATTGTGTAATAATGTAATTTTTCATTTTATCTATTTTTAATTATTAAATTTATTTTCTCACCTCCCAAATATATAATTTCTTTCATAAGCAAATTCATAGCTAATCTAGAGTTACTAACAAAGTCCTGTTGACGTTTCAATCCAACTAATATACAACCTGATGTATCTTTAGGACTGTTACCTATATGAAACAATATATGACTTCTATTTGGTACTTCTTTCACTAACAAATGCAAATAATCTCTAGTTGCACTTTCTCTTGCTAATCTTAAACGCACAATATATTCACCGTCTGGAATACAAGATATACTTTTTTTGTTATCTATCCAAGGATTCTCTAACGTATCGCATAGTTCTTCACCATTAAGATATAATTTACCAATTGTAGATTTTTCAGTAAATGTATCTCTTATTATTAAAAGATTTATTCCGTTATCCAAATTATAAGTAGTATGATTTGTAGATTTTAACCCCTTTAACTTCTGATACAAATTCTCTACGCACTTTAACAACTTCTTTTTTTTTTGTGTACATAGGGTTGTTGCTATTTAATTTTCTTTTTTTCATATTTTTCTTTTTCGTACATAACAAATTTATACACCGTAAAACCTATTGCTAAAATTAACGAAACAAATGTTAATATTTCGTTGCATTCAGTTATGCTAAAACCTATTGCTGAACCATTAGCGAGTGTTACTTGTGCTGTGTCTTTTAGATCTGTCATTTTTATTTTGTATTGGCTTTGTGTCCAAATAGGACTTTAGCTTAGTTATATTTATAATTTTTGGTTTGTAGTGTTTTTTCATTATGTTAAATCAGGTGTCAAAAAATTTCTTAGTGTTAATTTAGTTCCTTGATCGTTAGGTCTTTCAAGGTTCATTCCCGCATAGTACGCATTTTTATCAGGATTGACGTCAGCACCACTGTTCGTAGAGTATTCAGGAAAGCTGCTTATATTGTTTGTTATGTACTCTATTAGCCTTTCTGTATAGTATTCTGCTGTACTTCTAACTTCTTCACGCAAATGTTGTGCCTCTTCTGTACTAAGTGCAGAACCTGTTTCTGATGTCTTAGAATATATATTGCCATTTTCTATTTTAAAACGTAAAAACGGAATAGCGTGGTAAAATGCCCAATTTGGCAGCATATCGCCTATATAATCGTCTAATAGTGTCTTGTAGGCTTCATTACCTACATTACCTATTGTACCTGCTGTAATCAAATCTTTTAACTTTTGGTTTAAGTCTGTACCTAATTTAGTTTCAACATACAATTTTTGTGCTTGTCTAACGTAAGGTAATAATAAATCTACGTCAACATTTAAGTTTATTGCTGTACTGTCTTTTAGTTTCGC